CGATGATTTCTGAACCGCTTGTTCTTCCAACATCTATATAGTGGGTTGATTCGTAATATATAATCGGGTAACTCATTGCATCAAAGGCATGTATGTAAACACTACGCCTCGGCTTGAATGCAACATTTGGGTCGTAAGACTTGCCAGGTTTTTCTGAAACAAGATTGCGAAACATCTTTGCGCAATTCACGCACGGTACAGACATAACAAACTCCTCGGAACTAAGTTTCGCTATCATCAACCTCACCCTCGCCTCCACCGATCCGCTAAACTTAGGTGCTGCTCTCATTCGGATCGGGTCTAGCTTGAATGTCTCAGACTTGGTTTTAGATATTTCCTCAATATCCTTCACATCATAAGAGCCCGTCTTTGCCCTATATTGATTAAATGCAGAGTTGTCTGAGATATGAATGAATTTAAACTTATACTTCATTCTTCGATTCCAGTATGCCATCTTGCGCATAACCATTGGGATAAGAGTTGTGTAAGGTAGCTTTTTATTGATTACCACAAACTCATCAAATACACTCCATATTGTTTTATCTGCGCCAGGTAATGCTTGCATGAAGATTACCGCATTATTGACAGAACCCGGATCCCATCCGCAGATTATCGGATATTTCGTGGATGGAAGTATTCCGCTTTTAGCATCTCCTCGTAAGTGTAGTGTTTTATTAAAGTAGGGTCCGAATATCGCGTCCCCTGCAGGGCGATCAATCCACTCACCTCTTACCATCCGAGCTTCCTCGACAGGATCGGACTTAACTGCCTCAAGAATCCTATCGTAATAACCCAATGGCAGGTTATCTACATTCTCTTTAATTGGCACATGGTAGGTGGAGTAGTCGTTATTCCAATTTCCATCCTTATCGTAGGGCTCCTCAAAAAATCTCTTATACACCCAATGGCTCGGTCCATCAGGATTGCAGGCTGCTAGGTATTGTTGTGGGCCGTGGATTCCTTGTCGTCTACCTAACTGCTGCACGACGGCATTAAAGTAATCTGGGGTATCCAAGTTGGTAAGCTCATCCACGAATACCAGGCTCGGCTCAAAACCTTTAATGCGATCTTTAATAAACGCACCGTATGGTACTGATATAAGTACGACCCGAGAGTGCCCCCCAAACCTATTCTCTATATCTATATATAGGTTCTTCTGGGTATCCTGCCTCTCATCAGTGTGACTGAGTCCGATTCCATCTTTCCATTCCGGCAATATCTCGACTTGCAACTTGTGCCACACTCCACCAAGCGTAGCTTGGGATCGCACACCCACTATTATTAAGGCGAGTGCATTAAAGTTTTCATAGCAGTGACGAACAAGTTTATGGCCACCGAGTGAAAAAGTTTTTCCGGAACCCCGTTCTCCATAAGCGAGAATATAATTAGAAGGATCATCAAATATAAGTTGCTGAGTAGGACTGAGCGAAGGAGACCAAATAGAAACCTCTGCCTCTTGACCTGATTCCTCATCAACTGCCTCCGCAAGCCTGTCAGCCAATACATTATGTTTGAGCTTCTTCGTCGACATCCTGTAGCTCCTTTAGTGGTCTAAACCCTGGCTTCTTCTTAACTCCTGACTTCTCCTTTTGATCATATAGTTTAAGCTGAAACTCCAATCCTCTCAACAATCTGTCATGAAACTTTCCTTGTTGCTCGCACGCCTGTATAAGTAGTCTTGTTTTCAATGCCTTCTCCTCGGGATCCATTGTTTCATCCTGAAGCTCATCACGCAACTGCTCCCCTACTTCAAATAGTGCTATATTTTGCCTAAGGTTAAGCTTTTGGGTTATCCTCAATCCCTCAGCCATAAAGTTCCCGATCGAGTCATCAAACTCCTTAAATACTTCTAGTTTTGATACATTGTCGGGGTTTGCCAGCATTGACTTAATGTCTTTCTCAAAGGCCTCTCTCCCATTTTTATTCAATGCATCTAGCATCTTTTTGTTTTTAACCTCAGGGGACTCCTCCCTGACCATCAGTTCCGTTTGATCAGGAAGCGGATCGGCTGTCCCATTATTTATCCAAATAGGTCTAAGCTTTGGATCGGTAGATACCCTCTTCCTTATGTAATCATTGCGTACACCAAAGTGTTCCGCAACTAAACCATAATCACCCTTAAAGTCGACCATAGCTTGCCCTAGTAGTTCCGTGCTAATCTTATGACTTTTTGGCATTCTCTAAGATTTTAATGATTGGTAAAAATGTAGTATCCCAATGACCCGACTGCTTTAAGTAACTAAACTTAGCCGAGCTTCTCGTGTATGCCCTTGCTCGATTGCGGTCATAGCAGTTCAATGGGTCAAAGTTACAACCTTCGCAAAACGCCCTTATCTTTCCGATGAGCATATTGTCCCAATTTGTCATGCGACTAATTTTTGCCACCTCTGCAACGGGTAGCTCCGCACCAACAGCAATCTCTTGGTCGGACATCGCCCGCACATGCTTGGGCGAGAATTGCTTTCTCGCAAGTAGTCTTACTAAAGCAGGAGGATAGTCTTCAAGTATCTCCCAGGGTGTCTTTTTTCCACTTTTGGATATTTTCATATACTGGTTTCAGGTCTCCCCACCCTTTATCGGTGGTCCCGATAATAACATGCTTTGTGTCATCATCGCAGCGTTTACCGACCAGAATCCAGTCATCACAATATTCGCCTACTGTAGATTTAATTCTATCAAATAGGTCAAAAGCCTCCACTTTTGATTTAGGTACTTTTTGTTTTTGCCAATCCTTCATGGATTTTAAAATTCACACATCCAGGGAATATTGCAACACGAAAATTCGTGTATCTCAAATCCCCACAAAAAACTACGGTTTATAAAACCGTAAACTTCCAACAAGTTCTAACCAGTTCCAACCAATTCCAGTTTTGTTGTCAGAATTGTCACTTTTGAGCGATCGAGAAATACTCCTCCGCCACTTCTTTATCCACCCTATTGTTCTTATAGTTTTTGAGAAAGGTCTCCGATGACATATGTCCCATTGTATCAAGAGCCCACTCAAAACTTATCCAATACCCATAACTCCCGAATGAATGCCTGGCCCCATTAGCTGGATACTTATAGCCTACCCTTCGGGATGCCCAACGCCTAGCTTGACATAGGGCGTTGTATGATGGCATCACAAGTCCTTTGGACTTAGGAATCCATGACCATAGGTTCTCGGGAGGCTTTAACCACCGCTCCCTCCCTGTCTTGGTTAGTTCTGCTTTTAAGCCTATAGATTTGCCCCAGCGGATCATAGAGTAGTTAAGTGTGGACATTTCACCTTCAGGTCTAATTCCGGAAAAGAACATCAAGGCTAATGCAGGGCGATACTTTTTATCTATTTCATATAATAGTAGTTTAGCCTGCTCTGGTGTGCATATCTCAGGGAGCTTAAAATAGGTCTTTTTTTTGGTCATTTTCAAACTTGGGTTGGTCTGCATATACCAATCCGTAACCGCTCCCCCGTATCCATTCTTTGCACACCATGCCATAAATATCCTTACATCCCTCCCGTATTGTAATCTTGTAGACTCCGACCAATCCCCTGACCCTACATAATTTTTGTAATCCTCGATTGTAACATGTGACACAGTAGTCCCTTCGCCAATCCAGTTCACAAATTTGTTAACTCGCTCCTCGGTTGTCCTGTATCCCTTCTGCTTGGTTTTAGATGGGTTGTAGTTATTTTCCAAGTAAGCCTGTAGGTATAAACTTCTAGCAACACCTAATAATGTTTCATCTCCTACAGGTTCTTTTTCTTTTACCTTACCCATCCATGCGACCACATCGAATGCTTTTGCTTCCATTGCTGAATCGAAAAACTTTCTTTTTCTTTTTCCATCATGCTCAACATCCACGACCCATTTTATGGATTCACGAACTTTGCGTTTTTTAATTACAACTTTCACGTTGCCAAAAGTGTTGCCAAAATAACCATTAATTAGTGGGTATTCGTGAAACTTAGTGAAGTAAACAAAAAAAAGAGCCTCATTGCTGAGACCCTTTGTTTAAGCGAGATTGACGCTATTTAAGAGTGGCACACCCGGCAGGAGTCGAACCTGCAACCTCCTGGTCCGTAGCCATGGCATGACCCTTTTATTTACAAGGGTCTAGGACCATGTTGCCATTCTGTTGCCAGAATTTGCCTGATTGCATCTATAATATCACCATCGTGTATTAATACCCATGTAGCCATGCCGATATTACAGATCAGGGAAATCATCAAGATTACGCCAAGGCACAAAATTAGAGTTTTTATGCTTTGAGCAATTCCTTCAACTTTCAGTGCTAAGTCGTGTATGTCGTTTAGTCGTTTCCCATCGACTCTAATTTCGCCAATCTCGCCCTCGAGTTCAGTAGTCCACTCTCTGGAGTCATGTAATACGGTTATGTTCTGAGAGGGGGTGTTCATTTTTGCTTATCCTTTCTTGTTTAGTAGTTTAACTGTGAATTTATCAATTTGGTATGGATCCTGATCGGCCAACTGTTGTCCGTACAGGTGAGCGATGTACCACTCAACCGCGTAGGTTATAAAAGTTGTACTCGGTTTTCCGGATTTATCTAAAACTGCGTACATTTTATCTGCAGTTTCTTTAGGAAGCCTAAAGCTTATACCAACAGCTTCGGCATTTTTTATATTTTTCATATTTTAATAGTTTTTTTCGCCAAGAGTCAGCGAGTTGAAATGACAATAAATGAAACATAGTGGCACAAGTCAACATTAATTTTTATATATTTTTTTCTATGTTTTGTAATAATTTATTTTTTGTGTATTTTACTCTAGTCAAAAAAAATTCTTGTCATGTCTTGCAACTTTTGCAAAGTGAACTCCCATGGATGAGAAAAGCAAAGAATCATACTTAATGAAAGGGTCTGAAGTTATCTCCTTTCTGGGCTTAAAAGCCACGGCGGGATACAGATACCTTCAGCATTTAGAAAGACATCAGATCATTCGGCCAATCAGACTTCCCGGTCTTAAAACACCAAGATGGAAGAAAGAGGAAATCGTGGAACTAGCAAATACTCGTGACGCAGTTGAGTGCCCTGAATTTGTCGTAAATCAATAAACTAGGAGGATTGTTATGGATATACCAAATCTAAGTGGTTTCGCTGACCCCCAAAATGTCAGCAAGAAAGGTACAGGAAGCTTCAATGCTTCTTACATAAATTGGGCTCGCACCCTTCACGATATTCGTGAAAACGCAAAAGGTTGGATGCCTGAAATGATTGAGAATGTTCATGGCGAGCAAGTACACCCATGCCCAGACGGCACTGGTTACTTAATGATTCGCTTTCGTCATGAGGATGGCACAAAGACTACCGCCATTCCCCATGCAATAATGGACAACAAAATGCATCCAGTTAAGGGGGATAGAATTAGTTCCCGTGATGTTTCTGATTCATTTGTCCGAGGGGCATGTAAATGTGCAGCTGCCGTTTTTGGTTACGCATGGCAGATGTGGTCTAAAGATGACCCCATGGAAAGAACTGCCGAGGAGGATAAAGAAATTGAAGCCCTCCGTGAAGAGCGTGCTAATATTAAAAAAGGTG